ATCGTATTGCGCAGCATCAGCGGTGACGCGGATAATGACGTTGCCCGCGCCAAACGTGCCGCCTTCGCCAATCGCTGTGAACGTGGTTGGCGTGTTGTGTGCGGCGGTCTCATACAACCAACCGCTGCGCGTGTTTAAGATGCGATTAAGTGCCATTTAAAAAACCCAGGCGAGCAGTTGCCCGCCGCGCCTGGGTGTGGGGTGTGGTGACCTAGCGAACGGATGCAGCAAATCAGGCGCCTGCCTTTTTCTTGGCCTTGGCTTTGGGCTTGGTGGCGTCAACCTTGAGGTCGGCGCGCTTCCAGTAGGGCGGCTTTCTGTAAACGCTGACGCCCGAATATTTACCGGACGGGTTTTCGCGCTCAGCGATGAAGGCGGCCTTGCATGTGTCGGCGTCTCCCATAGCAATCAGCTCAGGTGAGCCATCAGGCAAAAATCCTATTGTGAACGATGTCTTGAATATCATGGTTTTGTTATTGGTCGGTGATTCTAATAAGTGCGTTTTGGTTGCCAACTGAGCATCCGTAGAGGATGCCGACAGTTAGAAACCATTTGCCCAGGGTTGGGTTATAAAATTTGCGTGTCTGAAATGGCAGACCCGTGCGCGGCTCTATGTTGTCGATGACCTCTGTATTGCCATATAGCGGGCGGGCTATTTGCCGCGCTGCAATACATAGCGCGCTTGGGTGGCAATAAAAGCCCTGCAAGTTGTTGCCGGTCGGGATGTCTTGATACTCGGCCACACCAAACCCGTGAATGGTTGAAAGCTCGCCCTCTTGGATTGGCTGCGCTGTGCCATAGGCGCTGGCGTCAATGATGCCACCATCTTTGCTAAGGCTTGCCGTGTAAGACGGATTGAGCATGACGGTCCTCAATGACCGTGGGCATTTGTTGGTGGTCAATGTGCTGGCGGCGTCTGCCAAGTCATCACTGTCGAAATTGGCGGCAGTCCTGACCTGAGAGGCGCTGAAGTTGCCAGGCGTGATAAGCCCAAGCAAATCGTCGGCTACGGCTTTTGCCGTGGCATCTATTGCAGGGCGCAAAAACGTGCGCTCTAAGATGGTTGGGCTCTTGAGTTTTGAAATCTCAAAATCAGTAAAAGCCATTGAAAAGCCCTTAAACTTGTTCAGTTCAATCTCAATGGCCGTGCTCGTCACATCGCTGGCGCTGTAGCCAGTAGACAAGTCTTTAACTGTGACCGAAGAGGGAACGCGGGTCACTGTGCGGTCTCCGCGCTCCCTGACTTCGGTTGAGAAGTTGCGACTCACAAGCGAAAAGGCGAAAAAGTTGGAGGATAGCAAGTCGAGCATTTGCTCGCTTACTGCTTCCAAATAAACGCCGCTTGAGAGTGCGTTTGCCATACTATTAAGCAGACTTGATGCGCTTCAGTGCGGCACCGTTGCCAACTGCAACACCGTAAAGAACGCCCATAGTCAAATAGTGCTTGCCAGCAACATTGTCATAAAAAGTTCTAAGTTGCAGCGGAAGCTGTGTTGAACTATCTACAATGTCCGACACCTGCACACTTCCATCTGCTGGAGCGGCTGGCGTGCGTGCGGCCAAACATAGCGCAGAAGGATGCAGCGCGATGGCGGCAAGGTTCTCGCTGTTGGTTGGGATGCCAGTGTATTCGTAGAGGCTGAAACCATGCACGCGCTGGGCTGCGTTCTCTTGCACGCCGGCTGGGGTGCCGTAGCTAGAAGCATCCTGCACGATGGCATCCTTCTGGATGCTGGCGTAATAGGAAGGCGGCAGAATCAAGGCACGCTCGCTCTTAGGACATTTGGCAGTGGTCAAGTCGGCTGCCAGGTCGGCCACTTCGTCAACGTCGAAGTTGGCGGCAGTGATGACCTCGTTGGCGCTGAAGTTAGCGTTTAGCACCAAGGCTAGCAAGTCGTCCATTACGGCGTCGAGGGTAACCTCTAGCGCAGGGGCCAAAAATTGGCTGGACAGCCAATCGAAATTGCCAGCCTTGGACACTTCCATGTCGGTAAACGCCATGCTGTAGCCCTTGAATTTGTTCAAGGTCACGGTGACGGCGGTGGATGTGACGTCCGTTGCAGCGTAACCAGTCGACAAGTCGCTGGCGGTCATGCTGGAAGGCACGCGGGTTGTCACAGATTCGCCGGCGCCGCTGATGTCGGCACTGAAGTCGCGCGAAAATGCGCGGAGCGGGTGAAACTGGGTACTTAGATAGTCGAGTGCCTGTTCACTAATTTGGGCGAGGTTGATACCTCCTAACGTGTTGGCCATTAGATATTTAGCTTTCTAAGGCTCTAAAATTAGAGCCGGTTTTTGATGTTTTTGAGGTAGAAAGCGCGGCGCTCTTGGCGGTCTTCGATGGCATTGTATTGATGCCAAAGGGTGTCCATGTTTGCCTCTGGTGCCGGCTCTTCGGTTGCTTCTTCAACTGGTGCCTCAACGCCAACAGATGCGGCGATTTCTACCGCCTTTTCCGCTGCGCTCATCTTTTGCTCCTCAAGAAGTAAATTTGCTTCTTCAAGCAACTTGATTTTGCTCTCAAGTGCTTCAATGTCTTCGGCGTGTTGTGCGCCTAGTTTGGCAACTTCTTCGGCGTGGCTTGCTGCCGCGCCTTCGATTTCTGCCTGTAGGTTTTTGTTTGCCTCGGTGGCGGCTTCTAGTTTGCCTGATAGGCTTGTCAGCTCGACGTTGGCTTTTACTAAATCAAGTATGGTTTTCATGATTAATTGGTGATTGTTTAAAGGTTGGTCATTAGCGCGATGACGTCATTGATGTCGTCCACCACGCCATCTGCGAGGCCAGCCTCGATGGCTTCCATGCCCTCGTATACCTGGCCGGTCATTGATTGGTCTGGCACAGCGCGCTTGATGTTGATGTCTGCCTTAAATCGCTCGTGCCATTTGTTAACGTTGGCTTGCAGGCGCTCGCGTGCCTCATCGCTCAATGGTTTAAAATCAGCATAATCAAGCTTGTTGTCCCCGGCGGCGATGGCATTGACTCTCAGCCCTTGGTTGCGCAGGTATTCGCTTTGGTCTAGCAAGGCGATATAAACGCCCACACTGCCCACCTCGGCGCTCTGACTTAGCAACACACTGTCTGCCTGGCTGGCTATCCAGTAGGCCGCACTTGCAGCGGTGCCTTCGGTGTATGCAACCAATGGCTTTTCAACGCGGCGCATTTTGGCTGCTAGCTCTGGCAAACCCGTGATGGTGCCGCCAGGGCTGTCAATGTGTAGCAAGATGGCGCTGGCATTTTGGTTGGCGTTTGCCTCGGCCAATTGGGTGGCAATGGCGTCGTTATCGGTCATCCCAAAAATCAGCTCCCAATCGGTAAGCATCTTGCCCAGGGGGCCGTGGATGTGAATGATGGCAATGCCGTCGACCTCTTCTGGCGTTGGTGGCTCGTATGGCCCGCCGTCTTCCTCGTTGTGTTGATACGCTTCAGCGGCAGCAACAAGCGTGCTGTGAAATTCTGGGCGAATGGCCCAAGGCTCATGTGCCAACTTATGCGTCAGGTTCGCTCTCATTATTAAAAACAGGGTTAGGGGTGCGCTGGCTCAATAAGTGCAATGCGGTTTCCATTGAGACGCTGTATTCATCAGCCAGGCGCTTGGCGCGGCTCAACAAATCGCTTGCTTCGCGCTCTACCTGGTCGCGCATCTCTTGCCAATCGTGGCCGCGTTCGCCAGCATCCTCGCGCATGGTGCGCAGGCCCATCTTGATTGCGTCTTGGTTGGCCCGTGCTTCGCGGCCAAGGTCGACGGTGATTTTCTTGGGCGCCTGCCAGTTGACTCGCCACCAGTTTTCACTGGGCGGCAGGTCGCCGCGTTTGATTCCGCGCGCAATAACCCATCCCCAAACGCGATTGCAAAAGCGGGAAGTAAGGAGGTCTTGGCGTTCCTCGAATCGGCGGGCGGCTTTTTCTAAAATGAACCTAGAGGCGGTTCCTTGCTTTGAGGGTTCCACCACGAACTCGTATGGCACACCAAGACCAAGAGCGACGTCACGAATCAGGTATTCGAGAAAGCCTGCAAACGCGGGCGATGGCTTGTTGCTGGCAAATGACTGGATGCTTTCCCCGATTTTCAGCCTCGGCACCATGCCGGGTTGGAATGTGTCCCAAGGCACTGTTCCTGTGTCGGCGGCAGCATAACCGTCTTCGATGAGACTTGTGCCATCGTCAGCAATACCGCCTTGGGTGGTGATGGCGAGCCCCACAGCGCTATTCATTTTTACGGCCACTTTCTCATATTCGAGGATGTCAACAGCATCTCGAATGTGGTCAATGGCGTGCGTTAGCGCTGAAACACCGCGCAGTTGCGCAACGCGGTCGGGGTCATAGACCAAAATGAAATTGTTGGCGCTTATCGAGCGGTAATCATCGCCATCCTTGACCGTGTAGGCAGTAGGGCGGCCAGCGGGTGAGACTTTCACGCCATCGTGGCCTTCGCCGTAATATTGCGGCCCCTCGCTCAAGATGTTGTGAGATTCGACAAGTTGCAGTTGCGGAAACGCGTCTTGGCGGCCAACCATTAGGAATCCAATGTCACCATCAACGTCCATTCGGATGGACGCTAGGCGTTGCATTTGCGCAAAATTAAATTGGCCCGCTACATCGCAAACTTTTGACCACTCGGCAAAATAGTCTTCGTATGCCTTGCTTGCCTCGCCTGCTTGGCTCTGCGGTTTGAGCCCAGTGCCTAGCGCGTAGCGGCTGACATCGTTGACCGCACCGCGCACCATGCCGTTGTTGGTATATAGCCAGCGCGCAAAACCCATAAGCCGCCGTCTAGCGCCACGGTTTAAGGTGTTAGAAATGTCGCTGACAATATATGGCAGCGATGTGCGGAAGCGGTTTGACTCGGTGCCGCGGTAATGGCTGGTTATGCTGGCGCGCTTTTTGGGCGCGGTCTCAATGGCGATGGGGCGCCCGTTGTGGTCTACTAGGCCGCTCATCTGCTAAAACGTGCAAAAGTCATGCGGGTCGGCTTAGTGCCGGTCACAAGACCTTTTTCAATCAAAATTGGGGTGAGTTGTGCGGCAAGCTCGTCGGTAGGCATGACAAGCTCTCTGGTGCCGCTCTGGCTGGCGTTGGAAAACGAGACGGTAACGG